AGTTGAAGCTGGTGTTGATCAGCGGACCGTGCTCCTCTAGCAGGTCCAGGATCCTGGCGTCAGAGGCCACCTGCGGCCGAGCGGTGTACACCTTTCGATCCCTGTCGAAGTGTGAGGCCCCGACCAGCGCATCCCTCCGGTCCGGGTGCACGTCCCTGGTTATGATCATATACTCGAGGGATTTGTGCACCTTATCACACCCAATCAGGCTCTCGTTGGCCTGGGCGGCGGTCATGACCGGGGCGAAGGGCATCTCGTTCGTCCGATCGTTGATGTGATTGATGTATGCCGCCACCTCGGCCGACGGCCGTGCTAGCGTGGATGTGTGACACAGCGCCCTGGGTCCGAACTCCATCGCCCCTCGCACGACGTTAACCATGCCGTTTACGTGGAGCTGCGTGTTTATGGCGTCGAAGGCCCGATCCCCCTGACCGTAGCTGAAGTAGTTCAGGTTCGGCGTGCCGTCGAACTGCTCGGCGCTCAGGCGCCTATGGCCCCAGAACAGGTGACCGGGCCACTCCAGCTCCGGGTACATGGCCGCATACACGCCAAGCCCGGCGCCCTGGTCTCCGGCCAGCGGCATGACGGCGATCCGGCCCTTGACCATGCGTGATATGGCGCTGTTGACCTTGACGTTGTAGAACACGCCGCCTGACAGGATCAGGTTATCCATGTTCAGCGTGCTGAGCAGGCCCGTCAGGGTCCGCTCCACCACCGACTGCACGAAGTACGCCACGACTATCCTGCGCTCGGTGTGGCTAAGGTCCCTCGCCTGCACGGCCTTAACCGTATTAGCCAGCAGGTCGCCGACGTTGCTGGCTATGGTGGGCAGCGCGCCGATGCTGAGCATCGGATCGGTCCGCTCCTCCGTCATGTAGGACCCCAGCCTGGCCAGGTACATGTCGGAGGTGGCTTCTATGACCTCGCGCAGGGACTTCTCGAATACGGCTTTAGCCTCGAATAGGGCGTCGATGTGCGCCTCGAATGCCAGGAGCTTGTACTCGTCCTGGTTCATCTTCATCCCCAGGTACGAGGTGGTGTACTGATATAGCAGGCCCAACGACGTGCCGAACCCGTACTTCCGCTCGATCAGGATGGGTATGCCGTCGATGTACCTATAGATGCTGAGGTGCTCGCCGAACGTGCCGAACCCGTCACACACGATCATGAACGTGCGGTCCTTGGCCTGGCATGGTATGTCACCGGCGAAGGTGATCGAGCTCCACGCGTGAGCGTCGTGATGGGTGAAGTACTCGTTGGTCGAGAAGATCCTGGCCTTCGGAAACCTGGACACCAGATAGCCCGAATCCCAGTGCTTCTTGGCCATCTTATTCACATCGCCGAACAGCTCCCAGTGACTGACGTATATGTCCGGATCGGAGAGCCCGCACTGGCTGATCAGCAGTTCTATGGCCCCCTTAGGGAAGCTAGAGTCCGACTTGACGCCGGACAGGCGCTCGGTCTCGTAGCCTGCCACGATCTTGTTATCACGAACGAGTATCGCCGAGCTGTTATGGCCCAGCGACAGGATCAGATGGTCCATCAAATCTCCTGAAAGGCGACGGAGCCGCGAACGGCCCCGCCGCTATATGACATCACCCCCAGGTGGAGAGGGCGTCGTCGGCGCTGTTACCCTTGGCCGGGGTGGACTGCCCCTCGATGGTCTGCGGGGTCTGCGCCACCTTAGCCTGAGTCGACGGCTCCTTGACCTGCTCCGCCTCGTTGACCGGCAGCTGGGGCTGTCGAGCCGGGGCCGAGAGGGCGGGACCTGCGGGCCCGTCCTTCAGCGCGCCGGGCCAGTCCTTCCCCTCGTTCCGCTTCATGGCGACTGGGCCCCACTTGTCATTGAGCCAGCCCTCCAGCGTGAAGGAGATGATGGGGTAGGACTCGTCCTCATCCATGGTCAGCTTGACTACGGCCGCCGAGAGCGGAGCGTTGATGGACTTGATCTGGTGGCCGAGCTCTGACAGGCTCTTGAGCGACGTGACGGGCACGTTCATCCCAAAAACGGTGCCAGAAATATCGTCCGCCCTAACCAGCCACAGTCTCTTGGCGTCGCGGCAGGCCTTCGACTTCTTGCCCGTCCGACTCGTAGCCGAGCCGAACTGGTTCCACTTGCACGTGGCGCACACCCCGTTTTGCGGAGTGGTGACCCACGAGTCGGGAGTGACGCCGTCGGAGGAGCTGCAGGTCGGCGGGCTTGAGTCGCCCGGGTTATACGGTCCGTCATAGTACGTCTTGACGAACCGACCGCTGCCCGGCTCCGCGGCCAGGATCACGACGTGCGATTCCGGCTCGGCGAATAGCTCCTCGCCCTGCTCGATCCAGCGAAACTTCTTGGCCCTGAGCGAGACCCTCGGGATGGAGATCGAGGCCGAGGCCATCGACTCCGTATCCGAGGACTGCGTCTGGCCCGGGGCCATGAAGGCCTTCAGGTAGTCCGGTACTACGGGTAAGTTGCTCATACTGTGAGGTCCTCACGGTTGACACTACGATTTGCGCACGACGAACTCAACCTCCGCGTCGTACTCCACTCCGGGCGGGAGCTCGCCCGTCTCCTGATGAACTTCCTTCGTGGCCAGCTTGCCGATCCTCTTCTCGAGGCACTGCCAGTTGCCGGTCTCCTTGATCCAGGCGAGGACATCTTCCCACACCCCGACCCGATACGACTCCTTCACCACGCGATACGCCGTGCCCTCGTCGGTGCGGAACGAATCCACGCCCATCTCGTCGGCCACCTCGCGCAACGCCATGCTGAGCTGGGCCATCTTATCCTTGGCCCCACGCTCGAATTCCTGGTAGCGGTGACGCTCCTGATCCAGGGCGTCTCGCACCTCTCGATACTCCTTCACCAGTGCTGCGATATTTATGGGCATACGGTCTCCTGATTATGTTAGGACGCTACATTATAATTATATCACACCTAGCGCCGGAAGTACACACCTTTAATCCTGATCTATGATTAGGGTGCCAGGAATTCCGAATAGGAGCTCAGCAGGTCGTTGGATTGGGCCTCTTTATTCTCCAGCAGGCTGAGGATGTGTGCCTCCGCCTTGCACCCTATCAGGTATATCACCAGCTGGTTGCGTGATTGCCCGATGCGAGTGATGCGATCGTTGGCCTGCGTGTGGATCTCGTTGCTCGGCACCAGGCTGTGCCACACGATGATGTTGGCGGCGGTGAGGGTGATGCCGTGCGCCGAGCTGGCCGGCTGCAGGACGAGCACGCTGAGGTCGCCGTTCTGGAAGTCCTCGATCAGGTGACCTCGCACCTTGCCGTCCGTCCCGCCCATTATGCAGGCGGCCCGGACCTTGCGCCCCACGAAGAACTGCACTATGCGCTCTACGCTGGCCCTGAACGCGGCGAACACCACCAGCTTCTTCTGCGGGGTGGACTCCCATATGTCGTACAACTCGCTCAGCCTGTTATCGCACTTAAGGTGTACGACCTTGCCCTCGTCGTCCTTGACGGATCCGGCCGCTATCTGCAGCAGCTTTAGGGCCTTGACCCCGGCGTTAGCCGCGGTTATCTCGCCGTGCTGGTACTGTACGAGGAGCTCCTTGCGCATCTTCTCGTACACGATAGACTGCTCCGGCGATAGCGGCACATCGCGCACCTCGTAGGTGCGAGGGGGCAGGTCTATGCACTGCTCCCGCGTATACCGGATGGCCGGCTGCAGGATCCTGAATACCTCGTCGTTGGCTCCGGGCTTGGGCACGTACAGGAAGTCCGTCACCTTCTCCACCACCCGATCACGGAACTGGCCGAAGAACTTGGGCAGGAACGGGTTAAACGGGTTCACCACCTTAGCCTGTCCGAACGCCTCGATCGGCCCGTTGGGCGTCGGTACGCCGGTCATGCCCCATACGCCCTTCATGGATCGGGCGATGCGCTCCGCCGCCCGCGTGCGATCGGTAGAGTGGGTCTTGAACGCCGTCAGCTCGTCGACTATGAACAGCTGAAACCCAGACCTCACGATTTCGTCCTCGACGATCTTAAGGCCGTCATGGTTAATGATAACTAGCTCGGAATTTCCCCGGAGGACACTAATCCTCTGGGACTTAGACCCGTGACATACGGCCCACCGCCTGTGCGGTAGGTTGTACATTATTTCACGCCCCCACGTAGCTCGCAGGGTGGATAGCGGAGCGGTTATGAGCACCCTCTTGATGACATCATTGATGAGGAGGAAGTCCGCCGCCCACAGAGCGCTGAGCGTCTTACCCGTCCCCATGTCATTGAAGCAGTAACTCCTCTTATTCGTCAGCAGGAACTGTGTCGTCACCTTCTGGTGCTGATACGGCGAGCCGCCCGCTCGGGTCGGCCAGGCGTATTCCGCGAACGGTACTCGAGGTGTCATGTGCATACTCCCAATGTGGCGTACTTTGTATGATCGCATCACGGATGTACACAAGTTTTTTCTCTTCGAATCCGAAAAGCGCCGCTACTATCGCACCCTGCCCCTTCATCCTCATCAGGGTCTTCCTCTGTAAATCGGTCAGCGTGCAACCGCGATCCGCCTTGCTCTCAACAGCAAAGAACCTCCCCCTCCAGAGACCAATGTCGTCCGGAGTTCCGGCCTTACCGAAGGTGCCGCCCGGGGCCGCGTATAGCCACGCCCCGGGCATGTTATCCTTAAGCCACCTTCGGACTTTCAGTTTCACCTTCCCTTCCGGGGTCACCGTTCAATACCCTATCCTGTAGCGCCGCGTATCCGCACAGGTCTACGATCGAGTCTCTGTGATTCGGCTGGTTCATTAGTCGAGCTTCCTTTAGGAGCCTCATCATGGCGCACACGTCCTCCGGACTCAGCCGTATTGCGACCCCGTGCTTACTCACTAGGTATGCGGCCCAAAACAGGGCTATGGCCTCCAGGTTCTTGCCCGGCTTACCGTACGTCCGCTCCCGATCACCGTAGATGATGGACTCGGCCTCGCTCAGCACTGTGGTCACCATGCCCTCACCCACTCGAGGGTCTTATAGGCTAGCCCGATCACCATGCCGAACGATAGACCTATCACGATCACGCACACGGCCCAGAACACCAGTAGCGTGAAGATATGCTTCATCAGATCTTCCTCGAGTACGGGCACTGAGCCTTGGTGGCTGGGCACCACTTGCAGAAGTCGTTGGGCACCGGCTTGAACTCCTTGTCAGAGTTCACCTTGACGTGCTCCGCGTCGAAGTGCTGGATCAGGGCCGGCAGCTCGGACCGGTGGAACTTGATCTTATTCACCTTCTGGTGATCCACATACAGGTAGGCCGCCGTCACGTCCTGCACGTCCTCGAATACGCAGAACGTGATGGCCGCGGTCAGGTGCAGCTGACCGCCGTATCCGCTGTAGTCGTTGATCTTGCCCGTCTTGTAGTCGCCCACGAAGGCCGTGCTATCTCCCTTGCCGATGATGTCCATGATCACGCGATAGTACGCGTTGGAGTCGAACCACTCCACCTTCTTGTACTCGCTATCGACGGCCACCTGCGCCTCTGGCATGATCATGTCGAACTCCTGAAACAGGCGATCGATCAGCGGCTTGGTGGTCTCGACCTCCTTCAGGGACGAGGGCTGTATGTCATTCTGCCCGGACAGGCGCTTAACCACGTACCCCTCCAGCGCCTTATGAACGTTGTTACCGCGCACTAGGTGCGGGCTCTTGTCGGCGTCCTCCTGAGGGAAGGCCTTATCCAGGAACTGGAGCTTAAACTTCCTAGGGCACTGGTTGTACGTGCTTAGGCGGCTATGACTTAGCGCGATGGATTTGGCCATTATTTTACTTCCCCAAAATTGGCACCGACCTTGGAATCGTACGGTAGCGGGATGGAGGGCGTGAAGCCCCAATACTTGCTATAATCGATTTCGGCCAGCGTCCGATCCAGGATCTCCTTCTTCTCCTGGGCCCGGTCCTCCGGCACCCACACGAATGACGCGTCATGCAGGTCTAGGCTGAAGTGGCAGTCGGCGTCGGCCTCGTGGATCTCGGCGATGGCGATGTTCTTCATCGACGCCCCTCCGCCCTGGATCGGGAGGTTGATGGCCGAGGACTCCGACTCCCACGAGCGGTCGCCGTTCCAGTGTCGGATCTTG